CGCGTCAGCCACTTCCGAAGCCTGTGAATGTATCATCAGTCTACCCTGCAAACACAATTTTGACAACAAGAAGCAGCTGTCCTCAACGAGCGGCGACTTGGTTCTGTGTATGATATGAATACCGTAATTCCTGAGTTCCCTTGCATACTGCGGGTATAAATCCTTGCTCGTAACGTCAGGAAGCCAAAAGATGTCCTGATAAGGGAAATCGTACCTGAAAACCTTCGCGCTTTCGGCAGGGTCGGGGAAATCGTAATACTTCACGCAGTGCGCAATACCGTCCCTTGAAACCCAAGCAGAGGCCCGGCAGTAACCGGTGTTGAAGTCCATACCGATGTAAACCCTTTCTCCCGGGATAAGCTCCAAGTCCATGTCGCTTCTCCCGTCATAGTTCTTGTCCCAGTCAAAGCCCGGAACGACACGTCCCTGTGTGACGGTGAGGAACTCGCCCTCCATGTAAACCTTTCTCTCAGTCTCCGTGAAGTTCTTCCACAAGTCCTCAATGTATTCCTTAGGCAGATACCAGTTGTCCTGCGTGCGGGCGCGTATCAGAACAAAGCCCACGCCGTTTTTCTTATAGTGCGAGTACAGGCGGTAAAAGCCTTTCATACCCTGAGCGGTAGAGGCAGCCATGATATAGGGCGCGCGATGGTTTGGCATAATCTGACGCACACGCTGCGAGAGAGACTTCATTGCCTCAATCATCACATCTTCTTCAAGCTCGTCTATTTCGTCTGCAAGAGCGCAGTTATGCACAAAACAACTATCCGTAGCAAACTCGTGGCAGTCATCTACAGTAATGTCATACACTGTCCTTATGCCACCTGTAAAGATTAACACAACGCTGTGAGCAACATCTAGCATCCTTATTGCGAGATTTGAACTCTTTTCCACAAACGGTACAGGTAAGAGTGTGGTACCCGTTTTTTTGAATTGTGGTCTTTCCCTCTCGCCAAGTATAAGCGTCTCTACACTTTTTAGAGCAAAATCTAGCTGTAGCTTTAACAGAGCTGAACACTTTGCCACAGTTGGCACAAGTGACTTCATGTCGAGTCGATTTTCGCTGCTGTACTTGTGGCACATAGTCAATAGCCCCGAGATAGCGCTGCACAACACGCTGTGCGATGTTCTTACAGTGCTCAGAGCAGGTGAAATACTGGCGGTGTCCTGTAGCCCCTTCAAAATGTGCTCCGCATACATCGCATACAAGTGTAGCTTTAGTCTCAGCAGTGACATTACCGCCGTGCTCTTTTCCGTGGTATGTACTGTGTTCACTTTTTGACAGACACTCAAGATTTTCAATAGTGTTGTTAAGAGTATTCCCGTCTTTGTGATGTATGACACATCCTTCAGGAATTGGCCCGTTAGCCTTTTCCCATATAGCGCGATGCAGCGGTTTATGGCTTTTACTCCAGTAGTAACAGCTCCTATCGTGCCGAGGACTGTCAGGGTATCGGTAGTACCGCACACCGTCAAAGTCAACAATGTCTGCTTTAAGACTTCCAGCTTCTGATTTAATTCTTGCCATATCTGTACCTTCCTTTTAGAAACACCAAAATAGGTGCCTCTATCAGCATCTTGAAGCTGAATATTACGCTGCCATACGGTAGGTATTCTATGGTCAGGTGTACCTATAAGTCCGGCTTTAGCCGTAACACGCTTTTTGCCATTATTCATAACAGCCTGCACCTTACGCCAGCCAGCTCTGGTGAGCACAGTATCTCCGACACAGATGTTCTTCAACTTCTTATACAGTATAGTGCCACTCACCGACTTCGTCAAGCATTTAGTATTGCCAACCAAACAATATATACTCTGGCCGAAAATCTTTCCCGGGTCAGAAAGTTGCAGGAACATTACCTGAACCGTTCCGACCGTGATGATATGGTCTTTAGTGTCCTCGTGATATGGTGTCTTTGAGGCATCAAGATACGCCTTGAAATCAATCAAAAATGTCTGCTCAAGATGAGCATAGGTAAACCCCGCGACGGCAATCTTTGCGTAAAGCCCGCCGTCGTCTTTCTCGCCGTCAAGCTCCGCGATTATGTGAAGGGCCGCAATCGCAAGCGAGCGCGTCTTTCCCGCGCCGTAGCCCGCGAGCAGGAAGTGCCAGCGGATGTCAGGGAAATTGCCGGGGGATTGAAGGAACAGCTCCTGATGAGGCAGGAGAAGGACGGTATTGTCTGCCATTATGACCTCTCCCTGAGCGTTCCGTCAGGAAGCACCTCAAACATGTCATCCTCATCACTGCCGTAATTTTCTTCCGGCTCTTGCGCAAGGTACTTGTTCTCAGTCAGCTGCTTTCTTTTCTTTGCCTGAGAGGCAACGTCCTGAGTGTTCTCACCCGACATTCCCTTGAAAGCTCCGTCCTCCGAGGCAGTTCCGTGGTTCACCTCGACCTGCTTCATCATTTCCATTTCTTCACGGGTAAGGGCCGTAAAGAAAAAGTTTACCGCGCTTTCCTCATTGTCCGAAGCGTCATCGGCAGTAAGGCTCATAAGCTCCCGTCTCATTGAGGCAGCCTTGAGTTGCATGGCAAGGGCGTCCTTATCGTTTGATTTTTTCCTGTCACTCGGTTTTCTTTTCCTGCCGTCCATGAGGTCGCGGCCTGAAGCGGCACGGTCGTCGTAATCATCGCCGTCCTGACCCATGCGCGTCGCCGCCTGATATATGTCCTCTATCTCGTTAAGCTCGTTGAGGTATTTCTCCGCACGTATCGCGCGTGTCTCTTTTATGAACTCGCCGTCGCGGAGTATCATGGCCCTCATTTTTCCCTGAACGCGGCATACGTCCAGCGCCATACCCTGATTGAGAAGTTTCCTGTAACTTTCTATGACCTTCTGCACAAGGGCGCGGAAGGCATCATTCTCATTTTCCGCCATGATACCAATCTATCACATCTTCACAAAAAAGTCCAATTATTTGCAAATTATCTGCAAAAAGCAGGAGAAAAACCGCAAAAAACCTCAGTTATGGTAATATTCTCAGCAATTCTTTGTTTGTTTTTACGCTTAGAGATAATGATTGAAAATTATGGCACGCTGCACTATACTGTATCAATGAAACAACCAAGTCCTTTTGACATTCCAGAAATTCGCATTGACAAGCCAATTCGTCTTATAGAACTTTTCGGTGGTATTGGTGCACAGGCTATGGCATTGCGTGATATAGGCGCAAACTTTGAGCGTTACAGGCTCATTGAATTTGACAAATATCCAGTCGCGAGTTATAACGCAATTCATGGCACTAATTTTGTTCCACAAGATATTACAAAAATTACTGGAAAAGATTTAGGAATTGTGGATGTCGAAAAATTTACTTACTTACTTACTTACTCTTTCCCTTGTCAGGATTTAAGTCTTGCAGGAAAGCAAAAAGGAATGGCAAAAGGTACAAACACACGAAGCGGGCTTTTATGGGAAGTAGAACGACTTTTGAATGAGGTTGAGAATTTGCCACAAGTTTTAGTTATGGAAAATGTCCCGCAAGTTCATGGGAAAAAAAATATGGCGGACTTTACGAGCTGGATAAATTTTTTAAGCAAAAAGGGTTATACTTCGTTTTGGCAGGATTTAAACGCCAAGGACTTCGGAGTTCCACAGAATCGCAAGCGATGTTTTATGGTTTCGCTCTTAGGAGACTATGGCTTTGAATTTCCAGAACCAATAGAACTTGAAAAGGTAATGAAAGATTATCTTGAAGAATCTGTAGATGAAAAATACTACATCAACAACGAAAAAGCCGAAAAGCTGATTCAGCGGCTTCTTAAAACGGATTGTGTCCGACAATTCCGACCTGTGCGGGGGGGCAACCAGCAGCCTATGATTATTGTAGCAATGAGAGGACGGAATCCAGACAATCCGAAAAGTCGCGAAAAAAGTAATTATGTGCAGGTACTGGAGCCAAATACACAGGGTACCTGTAACACCCTTACAAGCGTTCAAAAAGACAATTTGGTTTTAGAAGAAAAGCCGATTATTTCTGATGGTTATAGACTTAGAAAATTAACACCAAGAGAATGTTGGCGACTCATGGGTTTTTCTGATGAAGATTTTGATAAGGCTGCCGCCGTGAATAGCAACACACAACTTTATAAAGAAGCCGGAAATTCGATTGTAAAAAATGTTTTAATGGCAATTTTTCGCCGGTTAAACATTCAAGGAGAAAATCCGCAAAAAGCCTCAGTTTGTCTCAAATCCCGCGCATAAATGAGTATTTTGTTTCGCGTGAAAAACTTTGGTAACGATTTCTAAAGGAAATGTGCGGCTATATAAATGTACAGTGTCTGTAAAAATCTGAAAATCGCGCAGGGATAAGGGTTTCCCCACCCCCGCCGCTTTTTTCGGGTAACAAAAGCGTAAGGAAAATTTTTATTCTCCTTACGCCCGTGTCACTCTATGCCGCCAAATACCCGTGAAGCGCTAACTGTGACATCTTGCAAAACATATCCGCTGTAATGTGCAAGTTCAAGTCTCTGCATCCTACGGCATCAATCATGTTGTCAATATGCTTTTTTATCTCACGTCTGTTTTTCTGTCCTATTGCCTCCCGTGAGTCAATGACGGCATCGCAAAAATCGATGTTATGACGCTTGATGTAGAAGATCATCTTGTCAAAGATCATCATCTCCTCACTTTTCACCCCGTGCCCGACATACGCTATGTCTTTGCCGTCCTCATACATCGCTTGTATGCTATCGCATCCCTTGCTTTTTTCCGTCCGTCCTTCGTTGCCGTTCATTTCGATGATGGCATCAACGATGTCTTTGAGCGTCTCAATATCGGCGCTAGGCTTGCCCCGCTCAAGCCTGTTCAGGGCGTGCATCTTCAAGCGCTTGCAACACGTAATATTGTCATAGTATGATGACAACTCGTACAAAAGTGCCAGCACCTCCCCGCCGTCCTCATGTACTGCTCTTGAATACCATTTGACAGCACTTAATGCTATTGCCCTGTCGATGCCGATTTTTTCAGCGGCCATTAAAAATGTTACAATGTTCATAAAACTACCCCCTATTGGGAATTAAGATTTACGGTTTCAAAACCGTATATATATAAGGTACACCTAGTTGAAATAATTGTCAAGTACTTTTGCAAAATATTTTTGCAAAATATTTGAAAATTATTTCTATAATAATAAGTGTATAAAAACATAAATGATGACAAAAATATTTTGATTTTTTAGCCATTTTGATTTTTACCGTATACGTATAATGGAAGAAAAAATATTTTGAAAATATTTTGACATCATGCCGTAATTGATACGCTAGTATAAGTGTAAGCAAGCAAGCAAGCAAGCAAGCGAAAAAACAAAAATATTTTGACATCATGCCGTATGTGTTACGCTTGTATAAGCGTACGGCAAGCAAGCAAGCAAGCAAGCAAGCAAGCAAGCAATAATAATTGTCATCATGCCGTAATTGATACGCTAGTATAAGCGTACGGCAAGCAAGCAAGCAAGCAAGCAAGCAAGCAAGCAAGCAAGCAAGCAAGCAAGCAAGCAAGCAAGCAAGCAAGCAAGCAAGCAAGTCAATTTTAATACTCAAGTCAAGGGGGTAGATTATGAGAGTGATCGAGAAGCAAATTATTGACGCCATTCAGAACAACCACTATCTGAAAAACGTCCGAGACGAGATTGTACGCAACTCTGACGGGACTATGGACGTCTATCTGTGGGGGCATAAAATCGCCCGCATAGACAAGGCGCGCAAATATCTGCATGTCTCCACTTGCGGGTATGCCACTCAGACAACGCACCGGCGCTTGAACGCAATTTTTGCCGCCCTGAACTTAGGATGCTCTGTCTGCCTGAGAGGCAAGTGCTCGTTCTGGGGCATAAGAGACACCGGAGACTGGGTAGTTCAGCACCACACCGTGGGAATTGACTGAAAAGTCAGGAGAAGAAAAAGCGGCCTGCTTCCTGCTCTGCGATAAACTGCAAAAAACAGGAAGAGACCGCAGCCTTTTCTTCTCATTTCTTGAACGGTAATAAATGGTTATATATATAAACACTGTTTAACAATTTCTGAAAATTAGAAATTATACTCTTAGATGTATATACTCTTAAATAATTTATTAAAAAATTTCTCTAATAATTTGATAAATATTTGAAAGTGTTTCTTATAAAGTTTTGCTATAAGTGTTTTATGAAATTATTTCTATAATCTTTTCACTAAAGGAGATTATAAAAATAATTTCATAGAGGAATTGACATAAAGGAATTATAGTCTTATACTACATAGTGACCTATCTAAGTCCTGTGTCTAAAGGACTTCTAATAATTCTAATTTTCAATCCTTACAACTAAATCACTATTAAAAACTTAAAGGAAGAGGGGCGGGGAAGCTCTATTTTTTCAGAATATGATAAACAGTGTTTACATATATAACCAATTATTACCGGTCAAGAATATACTGTTAAACGCTGACATATTTTGCGGTATTTCGCATATAATACATTGAAAATCTTTTGACACTTTTTGAAAATCTCTTGAAAAGTATTTGAAATGTTTTAGCGTGTAATATTTACGCAAACATTTTGAAAATAATTTGTCATCATCATGCGTTTTGTACGCTTGTAATGGTGTAGGAATTGCATGACGCAACGATATTAAAACCACATAAGGGGGTAAATCATGGGACACATGGAGAAGGATTTGAAGGACGGCGGCAGGCTCTGCCTGACCGGGACTGTAATCACGCTCTACAACGACATGGGGCAGAGCGTCAGGAGATGGAAATACGAGGATGTTTTTCAGGCCCGTATGACGTTCATGCGCCTTGTTGACGAGATGTAAGGAAAGGAGGTTTGGAATAATTTTTGTCATCATTCCCTGCCTTGTACGCTTGTATAAGGGCTCAGGATAATCCTAGAGATTAAAACCACATAAGGGGGTAGGTTATGATAACCGTAAGACAGGAAATCGACATCGCAACTAATGAATGGTGGGGCGGCGGCGAGGAGACTATCCGCATCGTGAAGGCGGCTGGCAAAATCAGGGAGCTTGAGGCTTTGATAGCCGAGATGTACCCTGAGGGAATTGACGAGACGGGTCTGAATGACCTTTTCAGGTTTGACGACGATTTTATTTTCAGTGCGCTCGGGATAAATCCTGACGGCTGCAAGGACGAGGAGGAATAGCTATGGACGCTGAGGAAAAGAGAAAAATCTCTCGCATACTTTCCCTGCTCTCCGAGGCCTTCGCTATCGCCACGGGAGAGGAAAGGGAGCTTCGCCTCGTTGACATTACGGACGGAAGCCACATGGTCGGAATGACTGAGTGGTTGGGCAAGGGCGGAAATGACGAGAGAAACATTTACATGCCGCTTTTCTGCCCTGACGGGGACAGTCCCTTGGCGGTGATTTATGACACCGTTGAGAGAGCTTATAGGAAATGTTTATAACCATAAGGGGGTTTTGTTATGGCAAGAGACGTACAGAGATTTGACCTTGGGAAGGTCAAGGCATATTTGGACGGGGTTTTCTCGGATGAGGAATATATCAAGAGCTTTGCGGATGCGGCGGGCGACGTTTACCGTGTCTACAATTACAAGGAGCGTGTGACAGTCCGGGATGTCGAGAGCTGGCTGAGGGGCCTTGCAATCGGTGTGGACTATTACACGGTAAAGACAGAGGAGCTTGCAAAAGATTTTGCGCTTGACTGGCGTCTTATGACACACTATGGAAAGTCTTTGGACGAGATTTATTGGTGGGCACTTGCTGAGGCGGTTTGGGTTTTCGGCGCTATGGAAACAATGAACCCTCAGTTCAAGGGGAGGAGAAAATGACATGAAATGCGCCCCGCATTTATTGTGGGATGCGTTTACTTTTGATTTTTAATACCGTTTTCATTAAGGGGGCTATACTATGAAAACAATTACGGAACAGGTTTCAGTGCCTGTAAAAATGGTTTCTGACGACGGAAAGTTTTATGTAACGGTAGGGAAGGCAGGTCTTGTCCCGACTGACGCTGAGATTAACGCCTGCTCTGAGAAGGTGCGTGAGTACGAAAAATCTGCCAAGAACGTCATTTGGGCACGCCTTTTGGAGGCTAAGGTCTTGAAGCCTTTTGAGGCTATAAGTCCGCACAAGGTTGACGCTGAGGCTTTGGGCATAAAGCCTATGGACGATTTCGTGAAGAAATATGTTGCTAGAAGTTTCCTTGACGCGATTTACGAGGACGGCTCGGGAATTTCGGACTTTTACTTTTTCCTGCCTCGTACTGAGGAAGATGTGAAGGACTTGCTTACATATATTGATATGCAGGGTCAGAGAACTTTCACTGACGAAAAGAAGAAGGAAAAGAACGCTTTCGGCTACAATTTGGATGACTGCTCTATCTCTACTATAACGCTTGTTCCGGGAAAGAGGCATATTATCGCTGAGAGCGATGACCGCCTTTGGTATAACGCTATCCCGCTTGAAGAACTTGAAGGCCGCATAAAGACTTTGGTTGAGACGCTCACATATTTCGCTGGAAAATAACCGCCATCATCTCCTGCCTTGTACGCTTGTATAATGGCAGGAGTTTAATACACAAAACCAGACATTTTTTGGAAAACCTGTGTCATCATGGCACGGGTTTTACGCTTTATATATTGATACCACGTATCAAGGGGGTTACTTATGCGTAAATGGTCAAACTGGCAGATGGATGACGAATGTCTGCATGAGTATCTTGAAAAGTCAATCGCTCAGGACGGAGAGGCTCAGATTTACACCGTCCTCAATCATGTGTCAAGCTCAGGCATGACACGCTATATCTCGGCCTTTATTCCGCTCGTTGAGAACGGACACGCT